CATGCCACAAAATTTTGGATGGAAACTCTACTTGCGATCTCTGGAATTCTTGACATTTCGGACCACAGTAGTGCCTGAATACCCGTCGGTGTCATTTCAGAAAACCACCCGGACGGATACAAGATGAAATTTACAAACAAATTATACGTCGCTAGAGATTCTATATAATTTTCATCTAAATATGTGCGAAGAATCATCCAGCCGTTCAAAAGTTCTTGAGAACACATGTCTTGCCAGTCCTCTTCGCCAAGCTCTGGTCCCTCCAAATCCTCATCATCAGAATCCCATACCTGTTCGTATATATACGCATCTCTTGCGTATTCGTCATTGAGACCCATTATATTTATAAATTAAATGCTTCAGGTCTTTAAACCTGTTACAGACACGCTCTGCGTTTGTTTACGGGCCACGGAATCCTGTATGATATTCCAGACGGCTTCGACCTTTACTTCATCACCGTTAAAATAGCTCATTAGGCCCTTCTTAATGACTTCTTTTGTGATAGAACCTTTAGATACCTTTGTCTTCAGTTCGACTTTTACTTTATCTTGGACCCTAACGGTATCTATCTCATTCTGGGCCATGTGCTGAGTCACAAACGCGCGAAGATCCTTCTCGCGCTGGTTCAAAACGCCGAGATCTTTGCGCGCCGAGGAGAGTTGGGCTTTGAGAGCTACCCACTCGGTCATTGCGGATTTAAAATCCATTATGTTATTTTATTATGTAAAAAAAAGACACCATTTACGCATACTCATAGTCGATGTCGAAGCGGGGCCGCATGACATCGGGAGGTATCGTGCTGAGGTTAAAGATGGAAACGGGCGTGCGGGGATTGAGTGGCTCAGAGCGCTCCTGCTGGTTGCCGTTGCGGAGAACGCCACCGAGGGTCTCGGGATAGCCAATCTGGCTCCGGGGATCGAGGTAGTTCTGATTTCCTAGAATCTTGTCTGGGCTAAATTGCCCGAAATCCTCAGTCGCTACCACATCACGGGGAATCAGGCTGGCTGAGGAAACGACGCCAGAGTCGAAATCGCTCCGACTGACCATGGCTGGGGCGCCGGCCGACGCGGTATACCCCGGTACGGATCCTGAGCGACGCTTGGGCTGGGACATAAGGAGGAAAACAATGACGGCCAGAAGGGCCAATATGACAAGGCCCTTACGATTCATTTATTATTAACTGTCTATATTTTTTTGGCAAGTCAATCAAGGTAGTCAGTCGGATCCTCAACCTCATCTTCCGGCTCGTCTGAAAATAGATAGTCGGTCGGACGGGACTTGGGCTCCCCCCTGACACGGACCTGGAGGACCCTCCATACTGGCCCAAAAGACTTTTTCAGAAACCAAAGTCCTGAGAGCTCGAGAACGCAATCACACTTTGTTCCCTCCTTGACATCCTGGAGTTGAATTGAATTTTTCTGGGTATCGAATGCGAGAGAGACCACCTGACCCTTGATGGACGCGAGGCTCGCGCCGAGGACACCATCCGTCACGCTCTCCTGATAGGCCGCCACGATCGTGTCGTCCGACAAGTCGCGACCGAACCACTCAACTTTTGAGTTCTTTGCTCTGGTAATAATACCCTGGTCGATAGTCGAAAAAAGGTCAAAATCATCTGGAATCTTGAAAGAGACCGATTTGGACTCGAGAGAATCCTGAAGAACCAGACCATTCACCTGGTGGCGCCCCCCAGAAATTCGCAAAAAATATCGACCATCGGGTAGCTTCTGGGGCTTGGCATATTCCATTGTGTAGTATACATTAAATTAATCTTTATGTAGATTATGGGGAAGTGCTCGACTGACTTTGTCCTGAAGGATTGTATGTGCTTAGCTGACCCTTTTGATAAAACGTCCACAATGTGCGGCTACGTGTCAAAAATCGATTGGCAAGTCTACCCCTGCAGCCCTGGGTGTTGTGAGCCATCATGCAAGAACACGAATCCGGACATGTCTCGTCTCGAAGTCAGACCTTCGGGCGGGGTGTCTCTGCCGCCCGGATTTGCCCTTCACCTGCCGGTCACCGAGAATTTTGGGGCCCCTCCGAGCCGAAACATACTTTTGACTCTTTTGATACTCATTATTGTAATAATCGGCTTAAAGATTGAAAACTTATAGAAAATAAATGGCGTCTCTTGATACTCTCACGTCTGCGATCGAAGTCATCGACAAGGAGCTTCGATCTCTACGCAAGGATGTGCGCAAGATTAGGCAGCACATTGAGGATCCGACCGGCGAAAAGCGCGCGGTCAAGTCCCAGAACAACGGCTTCAACAAGCCACAGATTATCACAGAAGAGCTTCGCGCGTTTCTGAGCCTCCCGGAGAATGAGAAGATTTCTCGCTCTCAGGTCAATAAGCTTCTGAATAAGTATTACGAGACGCACGATTTGAAGAAGGGTCAGAATATTTCACTGAACGCCGAGCTCAAGAGCCTACTGCAAGTTCCCGATGGAGTCCAGCTCACGTTCCTGAATATGCAAAAGTATGTCAACCGCCATTATTTGAAAGAGACGCCTGTGGTGGCTGCTCCCGTCACGAAGGAAAAGAAGAGCCGCCCCAAGGTTGTCAAGGCTTAAAATAATAATCCTCATTCAATATAAATGTTAACACATTCCATAATAAATAAACTCATAGGCACAAAAATCAAAAATTTGGAATTGTATCAGCGCGCTTTCACGCACAAGAGCGCGCTGAAGCGATATGAAAATTTGACGGGCTCATATGAAACTCTTGAATTTATGGGAGATTCTGTCTTAGGTTTCGTCATCACTAAACACCTCTTTGATATGCACGAAAAGGAGCAAGAGGGATTTTTGACCCGAGCACGAACAAAGATGGTGCGAGGCAAAACGCTATGTGAAATCTCAAAAGCGCTCGGACTCGATGAATTGATCCTTATGGATGAAAAGGGTGAACGAAACGGTTGGAATACCAACGAGCACATTATGGAGGATGTTTTCGAGGCTTTGGTCGGGGCAATCTATCTTGATATCGGAATGGTTCATGCTAAGAAATTTATACTTGATTCGTTCACCAAAGTTACGACATCTCTCGTGGATGACAATTATAAGGATCAATTGATGCGATGGTGCCAGGCCCTGAAATATCCTCTGCCAGACTACAAGGTTATCAATCAAGTGAACGGACAATTTCACATAACGGTCATAGTCGACGATATGATTTGTGGTCTAGGTATCTCAACGACCAAGAAACAGGCCGAGCAAAATGCCGCCGAAATAGTGCTTAAGACTGATCCACGTTTTAAGAATAAGAAAATTCCAGTCAATGCAGCCCGCCGAGATCCACCCGAGAGTCCGTGAATTGATCGGGCGAAAATACGCAGAACAAAGATCTGAGGAATGGTTAGAACTCAGAGAGAATATGATTACAGCGAGTGACGTTGCGAGCGCCATCGGAGAAAATCACTACGAATCTCCAGATGAATTTGTAAGAAAAAAGGTTCTTCGAACAAAATGGGCCGGAAATGCGGCGACGGCCCACGGGACAGAACTCGAGCCATTTGTCAGAGATCTCTACGACAAGACCTATGGGCGGAGATCACACGAGATTGGTCTGGTCCAACACAAGGATTATCCTTGGCTCGGGGGATCTGCAGACGGTATAACTGAAGATGGTCTCTTGATAGAAATAAAGTGCCCTTTGACTCGGAAAATTGAAAAAAAGGTTCCAAAATACTATGTTCCTCAGATTCAACTTTTATTGGAAATTACAGATTTGGAAGAATGTGACTTTATTCAATATAGACCAGGCGACCCTCCCGAATTTGTCGTTGTTCGTGTCTTGCGCGATCGTGAATGGTTCGCGAGATATTTGCCAGCCATGAAAGCCTGCTGGGAGCGCATCGTTCAAGGCTGGTCCAGAGGTTTGTGCGAGATTGTAGATGATTGTAATACGTATATTAAGATTAAAACTGTTTGTGAAATAGTAGACGATGTGCAAGCACAAACCCAAGTTCTTCAAGTGCCGCGAGTGTGAAGGGATGTTTTGTGCGCGCTGCATACAACTTGAGGTGCATGAATGCCCCAAGTTGGAAACACGTTCAAAAAATGAAAAAGATATTTTAGAAAAAAAACTTGTCAAGGTTGTTGCGGCCAAAGTGACGCCAATCTAGCGCGATAGACAAAACAGAAATACCAATAAGACCAATGCCAGAACCCATAGAAACGAATCTTCACGGATCTTGTCGCTTTTCTTCTTTATCCAGGACCAAGGCTGTCCTGGACGCATCCATGTCACTGTCCCGTCAGAATATTCAAACTTGCGGGCAGTGAATATACCATTTGGGGCATCTCCAGAAGCGATCGTTTTTAAATATACATTTCCGGAGAGATCGGCCGGCTTCACTCGGAGGTCATCGCTGTAGTCTGTTGGCGTCTCATCGATTGCATTTGTAACGGAACCATCAATGACTAGACCCTTGGGGAAGCCGCCCGAATTGACTCCAAAGTCGCCAGTCCAAGTTGATGGGTTAAACTTGTCTATTTGAAGACGGTCATCTATCATAAGCTCTGATGCCATTCTAAAATACACTCACATTATTTTTTGCATAGACTTTGGTCTGAATCTTTTTTCGATGGAGCTCCCACATTTCGTCCAGATCTACATCGAGCATATATGCCAGCTGAAAGAGATAACTAA